AAATGGACAACAGATTACAACCGTCGCTCGATAGCGGAAACGGCGATGTACCGGGTAAAACAGCTGTTCGGGGGTTCACTGACGCTGCGTGACTACGATGGTCAGGTTGCGGAGGCTATGGCCCTGGTACGAGCGCTGAACAAAATGACGAAAGCAGGTATGCCTGAAAGCGTGCGTATTGCCTGAAAACACAACCCGCTACGGGGGAGACTTACCCGAAATCTGATTTATTCAACAAAGCCCCTGTGAGGATACAAATGGCAACCCTACGTGAGCTTATCATAAAGGTTTCAGCAAACTCTCAATCATTCCAGACTGAGATCGCCCGAGCTTCACGCATGGGGCAAGACTATTATAAAACCATGCAGAATGGTGGGCGCCAGGCTGCTGCCGCTGCGAAAGAAAGCCAAAAAGCTCTTTCCGATTTAACGGATGGATTTGCTTCAGCGGGTCGGGCTGCCACAGCTGCAGCTGCAGCATTTGCAACAGGAAAACTGGTTCAGATTGCAGATCAATGGAACTCAGTAAATGCACGGCTTAAACAAGCCTCAGTGTCTACGAATGATTTTACTTTATCTCAGACCCGATTAATGGCGATCAGCCAGAGTACGGGCACTGCTTTTACTGATAACGCTAATTTATTTTCACGCGCCGCAGCATCAATGCGTGAATTTGGTTACAGCTCAGATGAAGTACTCAAAATCACCGAAGCGGTATCAACAGGACTAAAGCTATCTGGTGCAAGTACAGAAGAAGCCGGTTCTGTTATTACCCAGTTTAGCCAGGCGCTTGCTCAGGGTGTTTTGCGTGGCGAAGAGTTTAACGCGGTTAACGAAGCTGGGGATCGTGTCATCCGTGCCCTGGCTGCTGGTATGGGGGTTGCCCGAAAAGATCTTAAAGCGATGGCTGACCAGGGGCAACTCACGATTGATAAAGTCGTACCAGCATTAATCAGCCAGTTAGGTGTGTTACAGGGGGAGTTTTCCTCGTTACCGCCGACAGTGTCCGGCTCAATGCAAAAAGTCACTAACTCGTTTATGGCATGGGTCGGTGGGGTAAACCAGGCGACTGGTGCAACAGACGCACTTTCTGGCGGTCTTGATGGGCTGGCAGGTACGCTGGATTCACTTACATCTTCTGCTGTCAGCGGGGCCCTCAGTGACGTAGCAGATAATATGTCACTGGTTACCACCGCTGCAGGTGGTCTGGTTGGGATTGGATTAGCACGGTATCTTGGCGGGATTGTTACCAGCGCAAGCAGTGCTACTGGCGCACTTATCTCAGCGGCAAAATCTGAGGTAGCTCTTGCAGTCGCTCAGGAAAAAGCCGCGCAATCTTCTGTTGCCGCTTCCCGCGCCGCCGTTTACCGCGCCCAGCAAGCCCTTCAGAGTGCTAAAAGTGCAGATGTTCAGGCTGCACAACAGGAGAGGGTTGCGGCCGCAGAAGCTAAGGTTACTGCTGCGCAAGGTCGATTGACCACAGCTCTCTCCACCGGAACAGCTACAGAAAAAGTACGAGCACGAACAGCTCTGGAGCGGGCTCAGGCGGGGCTTGTAGCTGCAAAAAATGCCGATGCACAGGCTATTGCAGAAAGAAAACTTGCCGCAGCACAAGCGGCGCTTAACCGTAATATTTCAGGCAGGATTTCTGCTCAAAATAACCTTAACAGCGTTACCTCTGTCGGCACCCGGTTAATGAGCGGGGCTCTTGGGCTGGTCGGCGGTATACCCGGGTTAGTTATGCTGGGTGCTGGCGCATGGTACGCTATGTATCAAAGCCAGGAACAAGCAAGAAAATCAGCTCAGGAGTATGCCAGCCAAATAGATCAAATCAGAGAAAAAACCTCCTCAATGACCCTGCCTGAGGTCGATAGTAATCGCAGATTATCGGTTGAGGCGATGCAGGAACAAAAGCGCCTAATCGAAGAACAAGAAAGGAGCGTTAAAAGTCTTAACGGACAAATAAAGGATTTAAATGAAAGTAGAAGCAAGCCAGGTATTACTCAAGAAAATGAATTGAATATTACAAAGGCTATCGCAATTCTTACCGAACAGGTTGTCGTAGAAGAAGACAAACTACGGCAGATGCGAGAAAAGGCAAGTGATATACTAAAGGCACAGGAGGAACAAGAAAGAAGAAGAAACGATCTTATAAAAGAAAGAGCATGGCGGCAAAATTCTGAATACCAGAACCTTGTAATGATGACTGGTAAGTATTCCGAAGTTAACCGTTTACTTGGATTGGGGAATCAGCTTTTAATGGAAAGGCAAGGGCTGGTTAACGTGCCAATGCGAATGCCTCAGGCTGATTTAACATCACAGCAAGCCAATGCTCTGGAAAAAAGCCGTCAGGACCTTGAACTATCAAAGCTTAAAGGAGAAGCAAGGGAGAGAGCCCGGTTAGGTTATGCCGCTGACGAATTAGGGCTCAAGGATGAACCTCAGTTTAAAACTAACCGCGATCTGTATATTAATCAGGGGTTGGCGAAATGGCGAAATGATGAATCCAATAAACCCACCCGGAAAGCGCCAAAAAGCGAAGAGGTTAAAGCGGCTGAAAAGACAGAAGACGTTTACAAGCGCCTTATTAAACAGCAGCAGGAACAAATTGCCTTGGGAAGCCAGAATACCGAACTGGCTAAAATGAAATATCAGGTGACGCAGGGGGAGCTAGCCTCTCTTGAGCAAGCCAAAAAAGAAATAATCCTGCAAAATGCTGCACTAATCGATCAGAAAAACATTGCTGAACAGTTGCAAACGTTCCGTGATGGGCTGGCTGACAGTAATGCCGCTGCGCGTGACCGGGGGAATATAGATTTTCTTGGCGCCGGGATGGGAGATAAAGCCCGCGACCGCATGAAGGAAATGGCGGATATTCGCACTGACTTCCGTAAGCAGCAGGATGAGCTTCAGCGTGACTTTAACAAGAAGCAAATTTCTGAAGACCAGTACAAACAGCAAACGGAAGCGCTGCAGGCGGCGCTTGCTGAACGGTTAGCGATTCAGGAGGACTACTACAAAAAGACCGATGAACAGCAGTCAGACTGGCGCACGGGGATCAGCGATTCCCTGATGAATTATGCCGATCAGGCTTCTGATCTGAGCTCAATGGCTGCCACTGCAACCAGCGAGATTCTGGATGCCACCACTAACTCTATCTCCAACAACCTGACAAACGTCCTGACAGGCGCTGCTTCGTTTAAAGATGGGATGTCGAATATTTTTTCTTCCCTGGGCGAAACGGTGATTAAGACGCTGATCCAGATGGCAACACAGGCGTTGATCACTAAAGCGATTATGGCGTCATTTGGCGGCGGAGCGGGTGGGTTGTTCGGTAGTCTTTTTGGCGGTGCCAGCGGTGCGGCAAGTAGTGGTACCGCTATTCAAAGCGCGGGAGCTAATTTTTCATTTAACGCTCTCGGAGGCGTTTACGATTCTCCGTCACTTTCTGCCTACAGCAATGGTGTTTACAGCACTCCCCAATATTTTGCGTTTGCGAAAGGTGCGGGTGTATTCGGCGAGGCCGGGCCGGAAGCCATCATGCCGCTTACCCGTGGTGCTGATGGTTCGCTGGGGGTTCGTGCTGTAGGTCGTGAGTCCCCTGCGGTACAGAACGCAGCAAGTCAGATTCAGGCGCAGCCACGGATAGCTGTTAGCGTGGACGCACGAAGCACGTTCACCGGCAAACCGGATGACATAACGATGCAGGCCGTTGAGCGAAGAAATAATGCTCTTGAACAGCGGATTATTAACTCTCTAACCGCCGAGATAGATAACCCACAGAAGAAATTCGGTCGGGCTATTTATTCAAATCTCCAATCCAAAAAACCAAGATAGACCTGCCCGGAGGGAATATTCATGGCAGATATTTTCTACCCGGATGAATACCTGCCCATGCCGCTTATGGACGGGTACGGGTTTAAGCCCATATCACCTTTACTGCGAACGGAGATGACGTCCGGTCGCGCTCAACAACGAAGGCGATATACCTCAACACCCACCCAGGCATCGGTTAAATGGATTTTTAAAACTGATGCTCTGGCGCAGGTGTTTGAGGCGTTTTTCAGGGATGCGCTTAAAGATGGCCAGTCCTGGTTCTATCTGAAACTTCAGACTCCCATCGGGGTAAAGCCCTATAAAGCCAGGTTCGTGGATATTTACGAAGGGCCGACGCTGGTCGCGCCAAAATACTGGCAGTACAGCGCAACGCTGGAATTATGGGAACGCCCGTTACCGCCTTCAGGCTGGGGAAATTACCCGGAATGGCTGGCGGGCCAGTCGTTACTGGATATCGCGCTAAACAGAGAGTGGCCGAAGCATGACAATTCTTGAGCGACTATATGCCAGCAGTGGATCGGAGGTTATTCACGATACGCTGCAGATATCAGCAGGCGATGATAACTACTGGCTAACCAGTGGCTGGGATGACGTTCCAGTGACGCTGGAAAATGGTCAGCCGGTGACGTTTGAGGCCAGCGCGATAGATATCGCCTTACCAGCCAGGAACGCCGACGGGACACAGGATTTAAAGTTTGCTATCAGCAATATTGACGGACGGGTTTCTGAGGCGATCGATAAAATTCTGGATGAAATGAAATCAGCCACGCTGACATTCCGGCGGTACATTTCATCCGATCTGTCTGCTCCGGCATCATCACCGTATACGCTCGATATCAAATCCGGCTCCTGGACCCCGACAGCAGTTCAGGTCACGGCAGGCTATATGAATGTCCTCAAAACAGCCTGGCCCCGTAAACGTTACAACCTCGCCGAACATCCGGGCTTACGTTACTAACCTGAGGCAAATATGTTTAATCCTGATAAATACCGTTCTGTTAAATGGCAGAAGGGCGGTAGAGCCTACCCGCTACTCGACTGCTTCGGCATTGTAAATGAGATACGTCGCGACCTTGGGCTACCTGAATGGCCGGATTTTGCAGGTGTGACCAAAGACGGCGGGGGCCTCGACCGGGAAGCGAGAAAGCTGATGCTTTCGCTGAAACGTTGTGCCCCGTGTGAAGGCGCCGGAGTTGCTTGCTATTCGGGTTCAACGGTTTCCCATGTTGGGATTGTTGTGATGCTCGATAACCAGCTGCAGGTCGCGGAATGTAATCCAGGCTCGGGGGTTACGTTTCTGCCACTGGCGCGATTCATCCGTCGCTTTAACCGCGTGGAGTTCTGGCAATGACGATAAAGTTTTACCCGTCCCGGCTACCGGGTGAACCCCTTGAAACGCACGAGCATGGTGTGCTGACGCTGCATGAGTGGATGAGCAGAAATGTCCCGAGCTATTCACAGGATAAAACTCATCCTGTCGTGATCGAGCTGAACGGCCAGGCAGTCCCCCCGGCGGAATGGCCGTTATGTTTGTTGCGGCCAGACAGTGACGTGCGGATATATCCCATTCCGTATGGCACGGGTCTTGAAATTGCCGCGTGGGTTTCGGTGGCCGTATCCATTGCGTCTACGGCCTATGCATTATTCTTTGCCCCAAAACCAGAGCTGGGCGGTTTTTCATCCAGTAACGCTTCATCGCTGGATCTGAACCCGGCGCGGGCAAACACCGCAAAACTCGGTGATCCCGTTAGGGAGGCGTTTGGGCGAAACCGGATTTACCCGGATTACCTGGTGCAGCCGGTAACGCGATTCGACCCCGCTGATCCCACCAGAATGACGGTAGAAATGTTTGTCTGCCTTGGATATGGACGTTTCTCCTATACCGGTGGAGATTTTCGGGTAGGGGAAACTCCGGCGTTGACCTTAGGCGAGGGCTTTTCATATACCAGCTATGGGCCCGGCGATAATGTGGCCGGGGATCGTCGCAGTGAGATATGGTTCAACTCAACGGAAGTTGGTGGAACTTCGAGCGGCAGCGGCCTCGATATGGCTCAGACTGCCCCTGAAGCCAGTGATATCGTTGCTGATGCCATGAGCGTCAGCGGTGCCTCTGTCTCGTTTTCTGGCCTCGATGTCGATGATGATAATGATGAAGACGAGGATGAGAACAAACTTCCTCCTGGCTGGATCGCCGGTGCAATTGTCACCCTGAAAGCGCCAGTGAATTATCAGGTATCCATCGAGGGCGGTTTTAACGTGCTGACAGGCGACGTCGTGTCAGAGATTGCGCCATTCAGCGGAATGCCTGTCACCCTAACGTTTAACGGTACTGACTATGACCTGCAGATCGCCACGTATACCCCTCACCAGGACGCCGTTCCGGGAACAGGGGGAGCGACTGCGGTATTACGCGCCAGTGCCTCGCCGTCAACGTATGACTTTACGACAACCAGCCAGACCTTTGCTCTGACCTGGCAGGGTATCACCTATACCATATCTCTGGTCGCCAACTACGGCACAATGTCTGGCTTGCTCGCAGCGATTAATGGCGGGTTGAATGGTTCGGGGCTCATTGCTCAGGATGATGGCGGCGTGATACGTATCGTCGAGATCTCCAGCCCCTGGCGTGGCGGTTCCATTACGTCATCTTTCCTGCCTGCGTCAGTATTTGGTGACAGCCCGGTATTTACTGCTGGTGCAGCCTCCAGCGGCGGAAGCCCTGCGGTAACAGCCAGCGTCACGCTGGCATACGATTCTGGCACTGCCTTTTCCGGATTGCCGGAAGGAACCCAGCGGATTTCCCTGGCGCATCGTGGCAACGAATACCAGATAGCGTCTACTGATGGCCCCTCTGCGACCGTACAGCGTGTGGTTAACGGTGTCGTTGACAGCACCTGGTCAGGCTTTATGACCCGTACCGTCGTGGATTTTGCCGCGTCTGGTATTAACGATAATGAAACCTGGCTAGGCCCCTTTCTGGCCTGCCCGCAAAATGAAGTTGTGGACGCCTTCGAGGTCAACTTTGCTTTCCCAAACGGAATTTGTGGGTTCAAGAACAACGGGAATAAGCGGGTCCGCCATGTCGAGTATGAAATCCAGTATCGCGTTTATGGTTCCGGATCAGGGTGGACGAGTAAGCCAGGGGTTTACGCGCTTAAAAACGTTAATGGCCTCGGTTTTACAGAGCGTTTTGATCTGTCCTCTCCCGGGCTGGTGGAGGTTCGATGCCGCCGCCGTAACGAGCAGGGGAGCAACAACGCGAGAGACAGCATGTTCTGGCAGGCGCTCAGAGGTCGTTTGCTTTCCCGTCCGACCTCCTACGCAGGGATATCAACAATAGGGATCACGGTTGAAACCGGCGGCCAGCTGGCGGCGCAGTCAGACAAGCGTGTGAGTGTTGTCGCCACACGAAATTATGATGGCGGTGGTGACAGGACAATCAGCGGTGCGTTCCTGCATCTTGCCCGCAGTCTGGGATATCGCGACGACCAGATCGACATTGCGGCGCTCAGTACGCTGGAGGCTACCTACTGGACGCCAAGGGGAGAATATTTTGATCACCAGGCAAGCAGTGACAGCACGTCAGCAAAGGATATTTTCGACAAAATAGCCGAGGCTGGCATGGGGTATTTTCTGCTGTCTGACGGGTTGCTTTCTGTCGGGAGAGAGGGCGTCAAAAGCTGGACAGGGATCATTACTCCTCAGGATACCGTGGAGGAAATGCAGACGTCATTCAGGGTCCCGTCGGAGGATGATTTTGATGGCGTGGATGTGAAATATATCAACCCTGTGACCTGGGCGGAGGAAACCGTACAGTGTCGGACGCCGGAAAATCCTTTTCCGCGCAAAACGGAGGCCTACACCATTGATGTTGCCATGACTGCAGATCGCGCCTGGCGTATCGGGATGCGTCGGTTAATGAAATATCTCCACCAACGTCGAACGTATACGGCTACGACTTCAATGCTGGGATGGTGTCATGACTTCGGTGATCACATCATTTTGTCCGACGACATTCCAACCGGGAAAACCCAAAGTTGCCTGATTGACGCGATGATTTACGACTTCCAGGAAATTACGCTGCACGTCACGGAGCCACTGGACTGGAGCTACGCGAATCCTCGCTGCTGGATACAGTTTCAGGACGGTCGACCATCATCGCGAATGCTCACGCCGCAACGGGTTGATGATTTCACGCTGACGGTGCCGTACAACGACGACCTGCATCCGGAAGACTGGATTATGGACGACCCAGATATTGATCCGCCGAAGTTATTGTTCTGCGACAGTGAAAAGGGTGCGCGGCATGGGATAGTCCAGGAGGTTGCCCCATCAGGTGACAGCAACTGTCAGATTACTGCACCTGAATATAAAGAAATTTTCTACCAGTACGACGACGCCACATACCCCGGCGACGCCGCGTAATACCCCATAACAACCCCTAATTAACTCTTTTCGCTCAAACCCTCGTTTGGGCGAACGCCTTTTTTGGAGCAAAAAACATGGCCGAACTTAACCCGCCACTGGGCACGACGACGCCGGAAATATTCATGGACAACGTTAAGCGCGCTGACGAGCTGGTTAACGGTCCGGCCGGGACGGTTAACGACCGCGGTGGTGAACCCCTCGATACATGGCGCCAGATGATGGCGAAAAACGATGAAGTCAGGCAGAACATCATTCCACTCGGTAAGCAGTACCAGACGCTGGCGGCGGCGCAGGCAGATGTCGCGAATATCCCGGAGGGCTCCACAACCTTCGTACGCAGTATTGACGATGCCTTTCTGGCTATCGAATACAGGAATGTAGACGGGACGTTGACGGCAACAGGCCGAACAATGGACGCAGGCGGCAATATCCGGCAGGCACCACTATCTGTCAACCTCGTCGAATTTACTGATCCGCTGGGTTTTTCTCATTCGCGTATTCGTGCCGATGGCGGTTTCGAAACACCGATGTCGTTACTGGATGAAGATGAAATATCCTCCGGCAATCTCTCTCTTGTTCACGATCCGCATTTTGATGGTGGAAAGTTAATGCTGTCTGATGAGCTGGGGTTTTCCGTTCCGGCGACAGAAGACAGTGAAAACGGTAATGTCGATCCCGGTGAGGTCACGGTTGATTTGCCTCCGCAAACAGCTGCATATGCACTGCTGTCAAAAATGCGGGCTGCGCTGGAAGATGTCTGCATCATCATTAATTCCGATTCCACCGGCATTACTCAGGATACCGATCCGGTTAACGGTGTATTCAAAAAATGGACCCGTAAGCTGGCGGAGTTCCTGGCCGGGAACTATCCAGCCTATACCGTTAATTATTATTCCTGGATTTCCGGTGCCTACAGCAGCCCGGAGACAATTCAGGTCGGCACTGCGGGGAAAACCCTGCATTTTTACAACGCAGCGGTCGCCGGTACGCAACCGCTTTATCTGATGGGACAGTATTTTGAGACCGCGTACGTGCCTCGGCAGGCCGACCTGATTATTTTCAACCACGGGCACAACACAGATAACAATGTGCCAGCCAGCACCCACATGGGGATGGATTTAGCCATTCTCTACACCATGCTGCAACGACACCCCAATGCCGGGGCGATAATAGTTTCGCAAAATCCGCTGAGGGACAGCGATAACGGGACTGTCCGGAGCAACGGTGCGCGTCAGGCTGCAATCACGGCAGGCTTCAGTCTGGTTGACGTATTCCAGTTGTTCCAGAACGCGGGCAAACCATCAGCCTGGTATATGGACAATATTCATCCGAATGCTACCGGTGACGCGAAAATTTTCGACCTGGTTAAAAATCTGTTCGTCTGGCCAGCCAGTCCTTCCCGGTTCATTCCCGGACTGGCAGCAGGAACCAGCTTACTCATAAATGGTGATTTCACCACCTGGTCAGAAGGACTGAATGCGCCTGACGGCTGGACGCTTACAGGATGTACGGCAGAGCGGGACTTCTCAAACGTGGAAAGTGGAGCGTATGGTTTACGCCTCACCCAGACCGATACTGTCGAAACTTACGCCGCCACGACATTACCTGCCGCCCTTGTGAAACGCCTGCGTGGAAAAACCGTTGTACTGGCGGCCAGGGTATTTGTTCCGTCGACATCAACCCGGGGTAACTGTGGAACGGTCCAGATACCTGAGATTTCCAACAACCGGCCCTATGGTACCCCGAGCGGGGGACGTGGTGGTTTTATCTGGAAAGCCACCGTTATTACCGTACCTACAACGGCAACGGCCCTCACGGTTCGGGCAGTACTGGATACAGCAGGCGGAGCTGCGGGTAACTGGTGCACCTTCGACCGGCTGACGCTTACTGCCGGGACTATCCCGCAGGATTTTTATTAACCGGAGAGTAATTATGGCAACCCGAATTATTAACAGAAATGCCAGCCTGTGGGCTTCACCTAAAGCGAAACTGTCCGTTCCTTTCGCTGGTCCCTGGGAGGGGTTCTTTTCATTTGGTATTGATGCAGCGACATCTGTTCGCAACCTGATTGAGGATAAGCCGGCGCTCTCCGTCATTGGCAGTCCGTTATATGGTGAAAACTACATTGAGCTGACGGGTGCACAGGTGGCTTACCTGGCGACGTCAATAAAAAACACAGAGGATATGACCCTTGTAGCCTCGGTAATGCCGATGAATGATGCCAGCTCCGCTGTCGTCTCTAACTATCAGTCGCAGCGTGCCGATGGTACCGGTCTGTGCATTGGTACTCAGCTGGGGTTTGATATCAACACACCCGCAGATGGAAACGTTCAGGCCACGTTTAACCATGGTGTACTGGTAAACGGTATTTCGACTGGCGCGAGAGCAAATACTCCTGATGCGCCCATTAACACATGGAGTCTAATTAGCGGGAGGGTAAAAAATTCAGCTCGTACCAGAACGGTAAATAACCTGACGACGGGAACCACCGGGGTGAACAGCCCGGCACTGAATCCAGCGGATTTGGGAGATTTCCTGCGTATAGGATCGGCGTATAACAGCCAGTTTGGTGGGGTGGTGAGAGTTTGCGAGGTCGCAATCCTGAGCGGGTATCTGGCTGACGCCGATTTTGCATTACTGGTACAGCTGATGCGCGCCAGTGCGGCAAAAAAAGGGATTGTGGTATAGATCTAACAAAAAATCCCCGGCAAAGATCCGGGGATTTTTTAGCCCTTTATCACGTTGTCTTGTCACGTCCTCAGGGAAGCTATAGTGGTCTTATTTCACGTGGTAACTGAAACTGAATACAGTACGAGTCAGCTTATTACGCGATTGATAAAATCCCTTCATAGCTCTGAGTGACGAGATCTACCATATCCATTTTTTCGGCCTGAGAGAGTATTCCGCCCGCCCACACCCCTGTCATTGCAATATCCACAGCGCCTAAAAAATCTGACGTGATATAGGAGTAGCCAGCATAAATCGACTTATTCGGAACAGGGATTGCGCGGGCGGTAACAGCGACCTGTTCAGTCGATAACAGCTCACTGTTCGTCATTTTATGAAGCTGAAGCATAGAGTTATTCACATCGAGGAAAACCAGATGGAATTTACTGGTGTCCAGTGGAGTCGCGAGGGTGGCGGTTGCTGTCCCGCTTGACCGCCCCACAATCCCCCTGATTTGAGGAATGGCCGGTTCAAAAACAAACGTATCCCCCTGCGGTTGTACAGCAGAGCCGAGATAGTTACCCATGCCCAGCGCTCTGGTAGTGCTTTTAGGCCGGAGTAACACCATCATGGTTTTAACCGGGTTATCCGTGACTTTCAGATCATAACCCCCCGCACCAACACCACCCGTAAACCAGTACGTGTTGATGACAGGTGCCCCCACTATGGTTGGCTCTTCCCCAAAAATAGCCCCAAAGTTCTGGCTGCCAAATGTGGCAATGCTCGCGATAGACGGCTGCGGATAACTCGATCCGATAATGCAGTCATCATCCCAGACAGCATCAACATTAATAGATAATCCCTGATTAGACATAATTACCTCACAACGTGATTTCAAACATGACGCAATAGTTATCCATACGGATAACCTCGCTATTAAGGGTAAAACTGATAATGTCGCCCTGGCTGTCACGCAGACAGCCGCGCGGCCCGGTCAGGCGGCCAGGTGACTGGCCGGTGGTGCCGCCGTGAAAGGCATACTGAAGAATGGCCCCGGCAGGGATATCCGCTGCCGTTGAGACAGTCACCGCGTCATAACGGATTTTGAGGCTGGTCAGCGGGATAATCTCGCGTGTGTCAGGGTGCAGCAGCCGGAAACCATAATTACCCGGATCAGAAACAATGCTGGTATCAAAGCTCAACCGACCCACAGGATTCATCCAGACAGTAGCGGCGCGACCCTGGCGTTGATGGCTAACCGGCATCAGAGGTTTTGCCGCTTTGCCGTCAATCAGCGCCCGCTTTTCCATCACTGAAATATACAGCCCCTGAATATAGGAGCTGCGGGCAGTGAGATGCGCGCCATCCGTGTAGTCGTGAATGTACATCGGGTTAGTGAGGTACACATTTTCGCGTGTCTGCGCCAGCTCCAGCAGCGCCATCGGAATGGTGGGATAGGCTGTGTTCGGCGTCCGGTTTATCCAGCTGCTGAACTGATAAACAAAAATCGGCACATGGACTTCTTCGCCGCAAACAGCCGAGGCGTGGGCATCGATCCGCTGTTGCATGGTGTCGAAAATAGCCTGATAGTCTGCTTTGGTGGTGCCTTTCGTCTGGTCTGCTTCGCCCTGCATCCAGTACATCGCCACAGGCCGGTAGGTTTTCCCGAGCTCCTGAGCGCGCGCGTAACCATAACTGATATCATCGAAAACTCGCTGCATGTACTTTCCGGGATACGCCGCCAGCACATCAATGGGCTGACCGCCCTCCGCCGGAACAGAACCCAGAATGATCAGATCATCCGGGTTAAAGCCATAGTTCTCGGCAATCATCAGTTCATACCAGCCGCGAATACTGGCCCCCATCGGGGTTTCCCATGCCTGGCCGTTATCGGTGTTTTTATACGTCTCGACGTAGGGAACCAGCTGAGCATGGTTTTCTGCCGAAGTGCCGGAGCCATCCTGTGCCCGTACCCCACCGATAAAACGCAATGCGGTATACAGCGCAGCGATCGTAATCAGCGCCTGAGTATTTACGCCCGCAGCGAGCGATTGTCCGTAACCGATTTTATGGGCAATATCCGGCAGGCGTGAGTAAATGGACTGATTGAAATAGCGCAGGAATTCCGGGGAAATAATCGCTTTAACTTCCAGAGTTTCGGCTTTCAGTGATTTTACCTCTCCATGATTCGCTTCAATTTTCCCCGCAGCAAATGCCCCGCTTTTTTTGATACCCACAGCCGGACGATTTAACGTATCACGCCACGCCATAACGAAATCGCGGAATGTCGCAGTAGAAATGCTGGCGTTGGCTGGTAACCCTAAGATACTGGCAATCGTAAGATTGTTGATCTCAGCCTTCCCTGATTTCAGTACTCCTTTTTTATTAATGGCAAAACAAAGCCGTCTAAGGGTGTCATAAACTGAAACAGCGTTACCGTCAGCCACTACTGATAAAGCAGAATTCCCGATATTCAGACGTGATGACGAGATGATCGACGAAATAAATTCATCCGCAGAGAGCTTTTTTAATTCTGCTTTATTCGCCTTAATCCACCCGGCAAGCAATCGTCCCGCCTCATCCAGCCCTACAGAATAATTTTTCCGCTCATCCATAAAGGCAAGAGACATACCCGCTGGCGCATTCTGGCTGAACGTTGCTCTGATCAATTCAGTCATGATATTGACCAGCTCCTGCGATGGCATTTTCCGCCCGGTAGGTTGCAGCGTCCCGCCGTTATTCATGTACTCATCCGCCAGCGCCCAGACGTCCTGGCTGCGAACATAGGTCGTGGAGCCAACGGGGATATTCGCGATATCTGCCTGCGCTGCCGCCTCATTCATATACTGCTTGCTGAGTGGGATCAGGTTCTGCCTGACCTCATCGTTTTTCGCCATCATCTGGCGCCATGTATCGAGGGGTTCACCACCGCGGTCGTTAACCGTCCCGGCCGGACCGTTAACCAGCTCGTCAGCGCGCTTAACGTTGTCCATGAATATTTCCGGCGTCGTCGTGCCCAGTGGCGGGTTAAGTTCGGCCATGTTTTTTGCTCCAAAAAAGGCGTTCGCCCAAACGAGGGTTTGAGCGAATGGCCACGGCTTTTTACAATCAGCTATTTCAAGGAGTTAGATTGTGTTGATTGGCTATGCGAGGGTATCAACCGGGGATCAAAACCTCGATTTACAGAAAAACGCGCTGATCCGCGCAGAATGTGAGCTGGTTTTTGAGGATATGGCCAGCGGGAAAAATGCCCGGCGGCCAGGATTAAAGCGAGCGCTGCGGCGACTCCGAGCGGGTGATGTGCTGGTGGTCTGGAAGCTTGATCGGCTTGGCCGCAGCGTACGCGATCTGATTACGCTCGTGTCGGAGCTACAGGCGCGCGGGGTGAATTTCCGCAGCCTGACCGACAGCATCGATACCAGTACGCCAGCAGGCCGCTTTTTCTTCCACGTCATGAGCGCCCTGGCGGAAATGGAGCGCGAGCTGATCGTCGAGCGAACCAGAGCGGGTTTAGCCGCAGCGAGGGAGCAGGGGAGAGTCGGTGGCCGTCGCCGGGTAATGACTGAAGATGTGGTGGAGCAGTGCCGCAGAATGCTGGAGAACGGCGCTACCCGGCAGCAGGTGGCTGATGTGACAGGCGTGGACGTGAAAACAATCTACAAGTACCTCCCGGCGACTTGAAGACAAAGATTTCACTACTTTTCCTGATATGTTACGTTTGGCTTAATCAATTCATTCAGCTTTGAAAACAGTTTGGTTTGTTCGTGAACGGTAAGAAAACAATAAGTTTTGAACAATTTTTAACTATTAACAGCAATCTTGTTTCCATCTCAGATACATGGGCAGACTTGTGGGCGTTAATTTTTCACACAGGTTTAAGCGCTGGAAGGCTGCTGAGTATTCGATATGATGATATTGATGATGGCTTGATACTGATACGAAAACAGGGTCACCTGAAAGAGCTACGTGTTGAATCAACCCCTCCAGTGGAGGGGATCATTGCTCGTAGAAGAGAACGCTATCCAGAAGATGTTTTTTTATTTCAGAGCCATTCTAACCGTGTGAAGTACCATCGCCGGCCGGTCACTATAATTGCTTTCAACACCGCTTTACGTCGCGCCGCTAGATCATTACCAGACGTTAACGTAAGCAGTAGTAGCGCGAGAAACATACCGGACTAAGCGCCTGTCCAGTAGCGTGTGGCCGATGTGACAGGCGTGGGAGTGAAGACGATTTACAAATATTTGCCAGTACAATACGGCGATAAAAAATCCCCTTGAGCAGGCACACTCAAGGGGAAAATACTACATAACATCATTGCTGTGTGCGTCTTTGCGCTCATCTATCTTCCAAGAAGATGCCGAAAGCTTCCAGATATTTCTGGTCTGAGCAGTTAAAACATTGTGTCTGTGGCCTATGTGCTCGGAGGGGGGGAAGACGATTTATAAAGATTTCCCGGATAGCATACTGCATGAGGCTGGGTGAGGATTTGGTGTAAAATCCCACCCGGCAGCAGCATGCATTAGTTGCCGGGTGGGCGTGGGCTCAGGCAGGGGGAGCACCGCTTTTGATTCTACTCAATGTTTTTGCTTTTCTGCAACTTATCGAATTTCTCATGCAGCGTTTTCGGAAATAGCTCAGTGTAAACCTGCCACAATATATTGAGTGAACGATGTCCTGTGACCTGCGCTACCTCTTCAATACTGAATCCTGCTTCAAACAGACGGCTTGCCCCTTCGCGCCGTAGATCGTGATACCTCAGATCCTCAATCCCCAACTCGTCACGAACGCGCCGATACATGGCTGTTATACTTTTCGGATTGAACGGGAATACCCTGTCGTCAACACGAGGCTGCATCGTCAATATCCTCCAGGCATCACCAAGTAAGGGCACTAACATGTGGTTGCCGATTTTTTTCCTCGGGTCCTTCCTGTCTCTAACGATAACAGAACGCTGAATATCGTCCACATCCTCCCAGAGAAGACGACAAACCTCTCCAACCCTCATACATGTAAGTATGGAAAACATAAATATTTGATGTAATGGCGCCCCGGTGTATGCCGTTTCGGCCTTAACTTTAAGAACTTCATACAACCGATCAACCTCGGTAGCACTTGCGCGGCGACTACGTCGCTGTGAAGGACCTGTGATCCCCATATTTCTCAACCAAACTTTAGCGTCAGATAATTCGTTCAAATTAGCTGGGGCGCCAAAAAGTGGCTTGGCCGCTTCAAGCGCAACACTTAAATACGATACGTCCTGAGAGATAGTGGAAGGCGCAAGTCCTTGCGCTTTTCGGGTCTGGCAGTGCTCGATAATATGTTTTGCGGTCAAGTCCGTAAGTTTGATTTCTGCCAGAAAGGAACGGCCAAGGGTGCGGAGAGAGCTTCTTTTTGATGCGCCGAGCGTTATGTTTGGGTGGTTTTCATACTGAGTAAGCAGGTCACCAACAGTTATAACAGAGATCTCTTTCATCTCTTTTTCTGGCTCTGGGAGACCATGCTCTTCAATGTATGCTACACGTTTAGCCCCCCAGGACTTCGCAAGGGTGTTCTTGGAGAAGGTTTTGTTCTCCCGGTGGACGTACTTACCATTTTGTTTAACGGCTACAGTACAGCGATAACGGGCAGTTCCATCGCTGCGTAATCTTTTCTCTATGGTGAAGAAAGCCAT